TTACATCAGCATTGTCGATATTGGAATTATGCGGATAATATCACCGTTTTTGGCTTTAATGCCAACAGAAAGTTGTTTGTAGCGCAGTCCATCATCCACTAAAACAGCTTCGATGATCACATAGTCCGCAGTTTCAACCAAATCTTTGGTATCTTCCACAATCATTTTTCATTCCTCCTTTGTTTTTCGTTATACTACAACGAGGCAATGATTGTCAATACCTTTCACTAATATTAAGTAAAAAAAGCATATATGAAAAAGCCCACCGATTACTCGGTGGGCTTTCTGCTTTACTTGATGAATTTACGGTCAATATCCTTTTCCCAGATACACAGCCAGCCAGATGGGCAGCGCGCCCACAGGTTGCCGGTACGGAGCAGCTTGGTCTCCAGCACGGTAATGGTGGTGCCTGCCCGAAACATAGCGTCTGCTTTTGACTTGCTGCTGGTTGCGTGGCGCCGGCCGTCCGTGGTCAGATCCTTAACCTTTTTTCTGCCGGTGGCAGCACCTGCGCCTTTGTAAATCCCACGCACTGCGGTGGTGATGTATGTACCCGGCTTAACCGTCGGTGCCTTGGGCGCCGCCTTTTTGTAGTTGACATCGCTTTCCGCATACACCGCCTTGCCGCCTTTGGCGTTGGTGAACAGCCAAATGCCGCTCAAATCAGAGGCAAGCGCCGCAGGCTGCACATACACCTCCCGGCCATTCTTGACCTTTGTGTACTTCCGGCGGTTGGCCGTCAAGGTAAACTTACCGTCGTACCAGTAGGGATCCAGCACGATCAGGTTGCCGCTCTTGTCTATACCACCCACATACACATAGTGGCCGCCGTTGGAGAACAGCTTCTTGCCGCCACCGCTGACGCACACAATGGCCTTGCCACCGCTTTTCAGGTGCTTTTTCAGCTCCTCCACGGTCTTGGCGCACTTGCCGAGAATACCGTAGTATTTTTCCAGGTAAGCGGTGATGGTGTCCATATCCGTACCCTCTGCGCTGCGGGCGCCCATAACCAGGCACTTTTGCGTCCAGGCAGCAGTATCAAAGCCTGTAAAACCGAAGTTGTGCAGCACCATAAGGCTGGCACACACGCCGCAGCCACTGGTGTAAATACAGCCGCTGGTGCCGTACTTATAGGGGTGGGCCTTGCTGGGGTATCTGATAGATTTGCACTTTTCGGTGGTCTGTCTACAATAGTACAGCTTACTCATGGCTGACCGCCTCGCTTTCTGCCGTCTCCGTCCGCTCCAGCGCCAGGGTTTCGTCCGCCTTTAGTGCAGCCTTGGTAAAGCTGTTGTTCTTCCACCAGGCGGCAAGGGAAGCCACCACGGCCACCACCGTTGACACGGCGGTGTAGACTTCATCATCAGAAAAGGGCAAGGGGTTCTTGCCAAAGGCGTTCAAGAGTACATTCAGCAGAGATACCGCCAATACGACGGTTCTTGCGATTGTTCCGGTTGTCACTTTCATTTTTTGTTGTCCTCCAAATCTTTAATTCTATGATCCGCAACAGCTTGCTTATTCTCAAGCACATGTATGCGATCCTCAACATTGTACATACGCTCAATCAGCGTATTATGTTTGTCCTGCTTTTTTTCCAGCTGATCTATTCGGTACAAGGTCTTGCTTTGACTCTTATAATTGCCAAATAAATATCCTGCCAGGGAAAACACACCGGACACAATAGCTACGATTATAGCGTCACTCATGGCTATCACCCCCTTGCAGGGCGTTGATCTCGGCTCGGTACGCAGCCCGCTGCCGGCGGATCGGTGCGTACTCTTCCTCAGATAAAGCACCGTCTGTAAATTTCAAACACAGGTAGTCGGTCTCCGCCAACTCAGACTTCAAAAACGCAATACGGCTTTCGATTTCAATGCTCATTTTGCCACCCCCAATACTTCCACCTGGGTGCCCGCTCCGATCGTCTTGCCGTTCGTTGGGAACGACAACGCCTTGATGGCACCATGGTTTTCCACATCCCTGAAAATGTTGAAGGTAATTCCGCTGGCGTTCCAAATGGAACCGCCGGTCATGGAGCTGGCTGCGTTGAAGTTGCTTGCGATGTTACTTTTGTTAGTTTGTACCCGCACCATATCGCCGGTCATTTCTACATCCGCAATGGCAAAAGCGCCTTTCGCCGCGTCCGTCTCATACCGGAACACATTCGGCAGGAAGCACTTGGAGGTGTAGGAATTCAGATACACAGTGGTATCACCGGCCGCTGAATTAGAAGCACTGCCCGCCACCGCCATGCGCAGTCTGATCTTGCGACAGGGCTTGGTAAGGTTCCACTGCTGGTTGGCCGTGGTGTCCTCGTCAAAGGTCTTGGTGAACACGGTCTCCCAGGTCTCAACACCAGATGCGCCAGGATCACCGGGATCCCCCTTATCTCCCTTATCTCCCTTGTCGCCTTTGGCGCCATCATTACCGTTCACGCCGTCTTTGCCTGCGGCACCTGTATCGCCCTTGGGGCCTACGACCTCACCCAGAAGTACAGTGGTACCGTCTGTGTAAGTGATCTGTAGCTCTCCGGCTTCTGTGATTTGTGCATCGGTGATACCAATGCCATCCGCACCGGCAGGTCCTTGTGCACCGGTGTCGCCCTTTACGCCCTTTGCACCACGCGGTCCCTTAACATTACCCAAGTTATCCTCTTCGCCGTCAGAATACTCCAGTTGCAGCTCTCCATTGTCATTCACCCACGCGGTATTGATACCACGACCGTCTGTACCATTTTTACCGGGAGCACCATCCGCGCCTGGCGCTCCGTCTTTGCCGTCCGTGCCAGGAATGCCCTGCGGCCCGGCTGCTCCATCTTTTCCCGGTTCGCCCTGCGGTCCTCGCTCTCCATCTTTACCAGGAGCGCCCTGGGGACCCGTGTCACCCTTTGGGCCTTTAATGTTCACCGGTTCCGGGTTGTCCTTCCCGCCGTCATTGGTCCAGCTGATCTCCCCCGCTGCGGACACGCTGGGCGTATAAGTGGTGCCATTCACACCCTTACCAATATCCTTGAGCAGTGCCTGCACCTTGGCGTAATAAGACTCCAACTCCGTTGGATCAGGCGCGTCTGCCTCCACAGCCGCCGCGTCATAAGAACCTGGGCGCACATAAAACACGCACGGCTCCGGGCTTATACGCTGCACCAACTGCTCACCGTCCATAGCATAGCCGTAAACGCCCAGGCGGCACATTCCCTCTTGCAGCGGCGGGGCGAAACACTGTCCATCCACCACAGTGGCAAACTGGCCATTCATGCACACCCGCACGACCAGATCGGCGTATGCCGGATCCAGCTCTACCACACAGCGGATCTGATTGACATTCTCAGCTGTCACCGGGTCTTTGTTTTGTAAGATCACCGCCTGCTGGGTGACCTTAATATTTAATGTCTGCATAAAATCCTCCTTTTTGACATAAAAAAACAGCGTGCCTAAGCCGCCGTTTGCAGTTGACTGCAATTTGTATTTTACATGGGAATCACCTCCTGTTTTCTTGCAATCTGCGGGGAAGTGTGGTATGGTGGGGAGTGAAAGGAGAGATGAAGATGAAGTCTAAGGCCAAAGTGTGGATCCTTGTTGTGACCGTTGTAGTGGCGGTGGGGGTCGGTATCGGTGTGTGGGTGCACTATGATCGAGTGCATGATCAGGAGACAGCCAGTCTGGTAGATCACGCTGTATCCAGTGCGCTGGCTGGTGTCACTACACAGCCCACAGAGACTACTACAGAACCGGCAGCCACAGAGGCGACCGCAACCACAACAACTACAAAGCCCACAACCACTAAGAAGAAAAAGAAGAAACATACTACCACGCAACCGCAAGTAGTGTATCGCACCGAAAGGAATGGCACAGTAGCCCCAGACGCAATAAGAGAAACAACCGAATCAACGGTGCCGAAGCGTCCTGCTGACGCGCACTTTGATCCCATACCTTCTGACGATGGATATTACTGGGACACAGCTTCTTCTCGAGACGATCCGTTAGAAGAAATATATGTCGATGAAAGCGGCAGGCATTTCTATTTCAAAAAGGGCGATAAATCCACTCCAAGAATATATATTGACTAATAGCTCTAAAGCGGCTGTTCCTGTGCGGAACAGCCGCTTTGCTGTTTATTGCAATTTTGCTTTCAGCGCGTCCACTTCGGCTTGCAAAGCGTCCAGCTGCTTCTTTTGATCTTGGATGAGCTTAAGCATTGCCGGGATCATGATACGGTCTTGCCAACTTTCAGGTCTACCCTCGCTGTCATAGATCACGGCGTTGGGGTAATGCTTGTCCAGATCCTCGGCGATAACACCGATCTGCGTACCGCTGACCAGCTCGTTGTTCTTGTATTCCGGCTTGTAATTGTACTGGCACACCTGTACATCGTAAAGACCGCTCGGATCCAGCACAGCGTCTTCTACCGGTTTGATGTTCTCCTTGTACCGTTCCGATGAACTGGCAGTTGTAATAACACCGCTGGTGTTGACCACTAAGGAAACCGTTCCGCTGACCGCTTTGAAATTGAGCTTCACATCGCCACGCGCTACTACATTGCCATTAACAGTCGTATTACTGTTAAGATAAATACTGCTTCCAAATAAATACAACCGATTGTCCCCGCCATTTGCACTTAATACAAATCCACCAGCAGATTCGATCGTATCTCGTACAGCTTCTGATCCATCAAGGGACCAATTCAATGAACACAGTTTGAAGCGCGTCGCGGTTCTGTTTTGGATCTCTACTCCACCACCATTATGGCGAAGATATATCGTTCCACCTTCCAAATATGTTTTCAATTTTTTGTCGTATTGACCATAACCAACAACTAACGAACTACCACCAGAAGCTGCATTGATGATTTCGCAACCAGAAAAGTCATAAATTTTCTTGTGGAAAGTAACATCCGTATCAAATGTTGTTTGACCAGCAACATTCAATGAACCGTTGCACCACATATTACCAGCCATTGTTACACCCCATACGCCTGTGTAAGAGCCGTCCGAATTCTTTTTTTGCACAGATAGAACCCAGTCGCTGTTCTTTGACGGCTTTTGGAAATATGCGCGATTATTTCCCACATCGCAATACAAAGCGTCTTCGTCTATGTTCCACCCGGCGATCGTGCCTTTATCCGCAAGGATCTCAATACCGGAGAGCCTACCGGCTGAAATGTCCGTAGCATTCAGGTAATACTGGTTGGTTTTTTTGTTGTAGTACACCGCAAAGTCCTTAAAGGGGCCTTGCAATCCGGTGGTAGAAACAGCCATGCCGTTCTTATTCAGCAGCAGGCAGCGTCCTTTTGTCTTGCCCTCCGCTGCCGGGTACTCTCCGATATAAAGCGCGTCTGACACACCATCGCCGTCCCGGTCGATCAAAGCAGCGTAACCACCAACTGCGTTCGTGATAGAATCCGTGGCGTCCTGAATGCGCTGCGCCAACGGCGCTGTGACCTGCTGCATAGCCTTAGAGATCATGCGGGATAGAATGCTTCCGGCAGAACTGCCCTCCTGTTCTGAACGGGCATGGGCGGCCACATCCATAGTGACGGAGCCATCATAATCATACTCCACACCCATCAAGGGGATATGGTGATCGCCGGTATCGTCCCGGTAAGTGATCACATCGAAACTATCCAACGCCGGATTGGCCGTGAGCAATGTCATACTTCCCGGTCGGTACTGTATGCCCAGGTCAAATACAGTCTCACCCTGGTCGCCATCATCTATGTAGATCATATCAGATACAGCGTTAAATACTTTTTCCGCTTGGGCCTGGGTGGTGATCAGTGGGTTGTCGAAATACAGCACCTCGCTGTTGACCGACAGACTATCTGGTGCAAGAATATTCTTATTCCCATTGTTGCAGCTGATCCCCAGGTAGGTTTTGTCCGTCTCCGCCAGTGAGACCTCTGTGACCGTGTCATCTGTCACCGTGTATTCTGCCGTACCATCATATACCTGGGCGAAAGTATCTACTCGCAACTTGCCCTCTCGGTCAAAGACGGCAGCACAGCCGCAGAACCCAGCCACATAACCGATGGCATCATTCACATTATAGGCAGTGACCTGCTGCTTGCCGTCCTCGTCTGTTTCCGTACCGCAGAGCAAAGAAACCTCTACCGTGCCAAAGCCGGAGACCTTGCTCTCCACGCCGGCAGCCAACTCAAAGTTACCCTGGCGTGCCAGGTCTTTTAAGATTGCCAAAGGGGTCTGCTGACCGCTAATGGCGGCAGAATACGGCATAGAAAGATCATACATGTGGTCGTACATTTCCAAAGTGGTACATTCGCCGGACCGAGTGACCTTTTCCGGATAAAACACGCCCATTGGCACCCACTCCACTGCACCGTTGACCATACAGCCAAAGTACACCACGGTTTTCTGCCCGCGAAGCACGGCACCGGCAGGCACAGCCCACAGAACGCAGTTACACCCACAAGCGTAGGACTTTGCCAGCGCGTAATCGTCATGGCTGATACTGCGGTCAATATTCAGCTCCATAATGTTATTTTGCTCATTTGGACTTGTAGGATCCGTCTCATCGTTGTAGCCAAAAATGAAATTGCCACATTTAACCTTCACATAGATCCGTTCCCCGTTTTTGATGGCTTGGTTAAAAGCTGTGCTTGTCTTGTACATAAAATACTCCTTTAGCGCTCGATGGCATCTACTTTGTAGTTGATGAAATACCGGCAATCCCTGGCACCGGAATAGGCTGTCCAACTGGGCGTACCAAAGTAGCAGTTGAACGAAAACACCGTATTCCCGGAAGTATCCTCCAGTTTAATGGAATGCCAGGGCTTACTCGCATTGTTGATCACGCCGTTTAGCTTGTCCAATTCCGCCCGGGTCAAGGGCGGAAAGGACAACTGCCTTGTTTTTTTGACCTGAACGATACTGCCGTTCATATAAGCCGACTTGGAGCGGCCCGTGTTAGAGGACCACACCTTTTCATCTGAACAGGATATGGCATTGAATGATGGGTTTGGCATTTTTGTGCCGTCAATATATAGTGGCATACCGTCCCTCCTTACGCTGTGGCCGTAACCGGGTCACGGCCTTTCTTTTCTGTTTGGTTCACATCGTCCAGCACCACCGTGCTTAAATGCTTACCGCCCACATATACTGGGATCGTTACATTGACCGCCTGCCCGCTGCTACCCAGCATTTGCACCATCATTGCGGCTACCTTGCTGATCCACTGGGTGTTTCGCTCCAAAGGCACAACAGCCTCGGCGCCTTTACCTTCCAGCAGACCGACCTGGCCTTTTTTCAGCACGCCGCCCTTTTCCAGCTCTGGGATAGTGGGTATAGAAAACAACTGGTACTGGCCGTTGGTCACGCTCACGCCCAGGGCGCTGAGCACATTAGACAGTGTGCTGCCAACGCTAATCAGCAGCTTGTCATTGATCTTGCCAACCATATTGTTGACCAGTTTGATCACACCGTTTAAGGGGCCTTTGAACGCATTGGTAAAGGTGGCTTTCAAATTCTTCAGGCCGTTCTTTAAGCCGGTCACGATCTTACCGCCAAGGCCGGTGACTTTTGATACAACGCCATTTTTCCCGGTAAAGAAATTAACAACGCCGTCCTTAAATCCTTTGAATTTTTGGCTGACCTTTTTCCACAGATCGCCGATACCGTCAAACAGACCTTGGGAAATAAAGCCGCCCTGCTTTTTCATAACCTTAGACGGCGATTTGATCTCAAACGCTTTTTGGAAACCATTGATAAACGGTTGGAAAATGTGTTCCTTAACCCACTTCCATGCATCTCCAATGCCGTCAATGATGCCGTCCCAAATGCCCTGGGCCACATTGCCGCCGGCTTCTTTGATCTTGTCGCCAAAATAGGACTGTATACCGGACACAGCGTCAGAGATAAGCTGTCCCAGGAATGCACACAGGCCGCCTAAAGCTGCACCAAGCGATTCAAACAGAGCGCTTGCCATTCCACCAAAATCAATACCGCCTATGAAGTTTTCCAGCGCCGTAGCCAGCCCTCGCCAGTCCAAATTTTCCAGAAAGCCTGCAATGGTCTTGAATACACCGCTGATTGCATCGGACAGAGTCTTTGCCACCTGTCCCCAGTCAATGGTGTTGAATATACCGTTCAGGTTTTTAGCAAAGCCTGCGCCAAGAGCTGCAAAATCGAATGTGGTCAGGAAGGTGTCCAGTGCACCAAAGACGGTGTTCACACCGTTACCAACAATTTGTCCGGCACCCTCCCAGTCGAAGTCACGGATGAAGCCGTTTAGGCTCTTGGCAATACCGCTGACAGCGCCGTTAACTTTATCCTGTATGCCTTTCCAGTCCAGAGCGTTGATCTTGCTGATGATCTTATTGCAAGAACCGGCGATCTGTTCGCCGATTCCCTCAAAGTCGCCGCTTTTCCACAGGTTCTTGATTTTCTCCAAATAAGCGGAGAACTTGTCGGACGCTGCCGGCGTATTGGCTGTAGACGCACCGGACGAACTACTGTCTTGCTGATCATCACTAACCTTAGTGATTTGGTCAAATCCGTACAGTTCTTTCTGCGCTTGAGACAGCTTTTTCGTCTCTTTTGTGGTCTTGCCCACAGCGGTGGCCGTGGCATTTACCTGCGAAGCGATCCCCACAGATGAAAGCAACCCACTAATGGCATTGGCAACACTCATGGCATAAGGCATCAGCTTTTCAAAAAGCCCGACAACAACATTGATCGCAGGAGCAAGCGCGTTTGCAAAGGCGTTTTTCAAGGCTTCTACACGGTTATTCAGAGCCTCGTTCTGACTTAAATATCCGGTGATCACCGAGCGCAGCTCGCCGAAAATGTTTTTACACACTTTCAGCCCCAGCGATACCACACCTATACGGCGGATAGACTTGACCACATTCAACAGGGACTTGCTGGCCGTACCGGAAGAAGCACGCATATTTTTCAGGTGACTATGCACCTTGCCGAAAGCGGCGCCCGCTGCAGATCCGATATTTCCAAATATGCCCTTTAACCCGGAGAAGCCCTTTTTCAGTTTCCCTGCTGCGGAAACATCACCGGTTTGCTTGAGCTGCTTGCTCATACTCTTAAGCGCAGGAGCATTTCTGGATATAGACGATTTCAAGTTGGAGAAGCGGGTGCTTTCCGTTGCTATATCCGCATTGGTTTTGTTAATCTGTCCCGTGGTCTGTGCCATTGCACTCTTCGCTTTGAGAATCTGCGAAGAGGTTTTGCGGATTTCATTTTTCAGCTTGTCCAGCGTATCCGTTTTTAAATTATTCGGATTCAGGCCAACCTCTTTCAGCTCGCTGTCAAAGACTTCTAAATCGTTCTTTATACGATTGATAGCCGCCCGCTGCTGTTCAATCTGATTGATCGTCATGCCGCTGGTCGACGCTGTTTCCATTTTGTGGATCCAGTCTACCATCTCCTGATACTGACTGCTTACACCGGCGATGCCGTTCTTATAGGACTTCAAAAACTCCTGCTGTGCCCGGTAAGTGGCCGTTACCTCTTTTAAGCGGCTGGACAACTGCTTGTATGTTTCGTCCTGGCTGTGCAGCTGATCTTTCAGCTGTCTGGCTTTTGCCGTATACTCGGATATTTTCGCAGCACTGCTCATAGCGGCCTGCACATTGCGCTCTTGGCTCTTAATAAGCGTATCCACCTGCTTTCCCATCTTCCTTGTATCAGAAGAGGCGGAAGACATTGCCTTGGCAGTCACCGTCTTAATTTTATCCGTCACGCCGGACAGCTGCTTCAGCTCGGCTTGGAGAGAGGCCATGCTCTTTTTGTACTGGCTAATATCCGCAGTAAATCGTGTTACCAATTCCTGATCCACAAAATCACCTCCTTTTCTTGTTTTTCAATCGTTAAAACTGATCAAAGTAGGCCATTGCTTTGGCCGCTTGAATATCCAGCACATCATCCTTTGTCCAATATGGGAAAAGGTCATACACTGCGCCCACATCCTCCCCGGCAACCGCAGCGGCGATAACCCCGGCTTGGATATAAGCGATTTGTGACAGGTTTTGATACTGCCTTTTCTCAAAATCACGATGGAACAGAATGTAACGCTTTAGTTCTCCATAGGTCATGGCGAGAATAACAGAGAACGACAAGCCATAAGCGTTGGCCTCCAGGATCATATCCTCCGTTGTGCAGTAATTACTCCCGAAAGGAAGCGGCCGGATTGTCCTCACTCTCTGCGGATTTCTCCACACCGTCAAACGCAGCGTTGACCATCTTTTCAATACCGGCGGAGAGCTTCTCGGCCTGCGTATCGCTCAGTAGACCGGACACATTGGCCAACTGAAAGAGAATGCTTGAAAAGGCGTCCACACCGCTAACGCCGCTGTCTACCAAAGCGTCGTACAGTTCCTCGCCGGTCATATCGCCGTTAGGGTTATCGTTAAAATGCAGTGCCTCATCCAGCACAGCCAGGAGCCGCTCCGGATCACTGGAAGCGCTGAGGATCACATCCAGGGCGTCCTCGTTGAATTTATTTTTCAGTCGCAGCTGAGCAGCTACAGTCAAACGCAGGTGCACAGTCTTGCCGCCATTCAGCTGCAAATCGTATGTTCTGGTTACAATATGGGATTCGTTCATTGTCATTTCCTCCTAAAAAGTGGGGAGGCAGTCGCCCGCCTCCCGAATAGTCGATTTACGCGGCGGGGAACTCTCTGCTCCAGTCGCCGTCCAGCTTGTAAGAGACAGTAGCCTCCATCAGGCTGTTTACGCCAGGTCCCTTAATCTTCAGGCTGGGCACACCAGAGTTGTTAAACTTGGTGCCGTCCGGCAGCTTAACCATAATGGGTACGGACACACCGGCGTCCTCCAAAGCTGCCAGCACCCGATAATCCGATGTGGCGTCCTTTGCGTTGTACAGAAAAGTCACCTCAAAGGCGTCTGCTTTCTTGCGAATACCGGTAATGCTGTGTTCCACATCATCGTCATAGCAAGTGGCGTCCAGTTCTTCCCGTTCGCCCTTGGTCAGATCGCCGATTTGGGTGGCGTAGTTCAAGCACTTGGCTGTGGAGCCGGTATAGTTGGGATATACCTCAATGCCTTTGGACGCAAGACCGCGTTCCGGCTTTGTTTCGTTCATATAAAATCCTCCTTAATCTATCAGTCGATTGGTTCTTGTATCAACCCGACGGCCGTAACGCAATGATTTGCGCAAATAACCGCTGGGGTCGTGTAAAAGCGCGTCCGAGGACGCAAATTGTCGGATCAGGCCCAGCGAGGTCAAAGCCTCGTCTACCTTTTCCGTCAATTCCAACAGGTCCGGCAAGGTCATAAACCACAGATCCACCTGATAGGCGATCACATCTACGCACGCCAGTTCCGTGCCTGTATTGGTGATCTCATAAAATGTGATCAGGTTACCTGCCGGTTTGCTCTCCGGAAATGCCATCTTAATGTCATAGGGAATGTCCGACTGTACGGATTTTAAGGTATCCCGGATCACTGCACGGTAGTTTTTCACTTGATCACCTCCTGTATAGCCGTACCATAATGCTCTGCAATCACCGGCTGCATTTCCTGCATGCCGTTATACATAAAGAGCGCCGGCAAGCGACCTTTTAGTCTGCGAAAACCGTAACCTGGTATATACGCAGTCCAAGGCTCGTGCTTGCGCACAATACCCAGCTCACTGTCCAGCGGTGTACCCTTTTCGTCACCCACAGGCCCGGTTCCGAATTCCACATAGGCCGCATACTGCATATTGGTACGGCTGCCTGCGGTCACCTGATCACCGTCACGCTCGCAAAAGGCGGCGATAGACTCCCGCAGCAGTCCGGTGTCCTCCGGGCAGTTGCTGCGCTGACGGCCGGCCATATCCTCTGCGTCCTGCAACATCTGCCGCTCCAAGTTGTCCAGCAGATGATCTGCGGTGCGTTGCAGCGTCTTGGCATAGGCACTCAGCTTTTCAATCTCAATGTTCGTTTCCACCGGGCGCCCTCCTCTCTGTGGCATTCGCTGTCAACAAACGATAATGCAGGAACCGCTGTACGGTCTCCACCTCCAGCCAACCTATACCATCAGCCTGTACCAGGTCGCCGGGCCGTACGCCCACAGGGTCATACAACACGGCTTGATACCCGGCAGACAGCACCCGCCCCCGCTCCTCAATAGGGGCAGAAGCAGATACCGGCTGCCAGCACAAATACAAAACGGCAGGTGTAGCACTGTATGTGTTCTGCTCAAAGTCGTAAGCACTGTCTCTGATCGTCTGTGCGGAGAAAATCCGTGATTTTACAGTCCACGACTTAGGCGTTTTTGCTTTCACCGGTGCGCACCTCCCTGTATCTGTTGTACGGCTGGAGCAAGTCGGCAATGGCTGTCTCCTGCTCCGCAGGGGTGGTATAGGTCTCGCTCATAGATACGCTTCCCTCCGTATAGGACGCACTCTTTACACCGTAATCCCGATCCTGAATAAAGCCGTTCAAGTGCACAAAAGCCAGTTTGGCCAGTGTGGTGGCCGTTACCACCGGCGGCAGCTCTTGCGTGCCCAAATAGGTCAGGCAATCGTCCTCTGCCATATCCAAAAACAGCTGCAAATCCAGCTCTTCACCGGCGTGTGCGTACCAGGCCTCGCATATCTTGTCGTAACGCCCGGCAGCGGCCCGCAGCAGCCGCAGAGCCTTGCTTTTCATCTCATCAGTCAAACATATCACCCCCATAAGAAAAGGCGCCTTATTTGGCGCCCTTTTTTGTATCCTCTTTTTCTTGCAGCTGCCAACCGGCATTCAAATAAGCCGGCAGACAACTCCGATCAATGACCACTTGGGTCTTGCCCTGTACAACGGTTACCTTTTCCATTTGTACCTCCCCGGGCTTAGCCCTGCACCTTGACGATCATATTCTTGTCCAGCGTGGTCACGCCGTACAGAATATCAAAGGATACGGTGTCGATCTTGTGGGTGCTGTCGTAGTCAAAGACCACACGCACACCCAGGCCGTCCGCAGAAGCCACATAGGCGTTCTTGTTACCCATCGGCAGATCCATAGGACGGGTCACCAGTGCCACGCCGTTGCGGTGGAACCCTACGGAAGTGGGCGCAGAGATCACAGTGGCATCCTTTCCAGACAGTGTAGCGTGCAAGGACTGGTCAATAGCCACCTCGGCCACCGCGCCGCTGGCAGCCGTAGCGTCTGCGGCAAAATGGTACACATAGCCGTCCACAATAAAGCAGTCGCCCTTTTTCACATTGGCAGTAGCAGCAGTCACAGAGGACAGCGCCACCTTGCTCTCACCGGCAGTACCACTGACCTTATAAGTCTTGGCAGTACCAACGGCATTGTCCAGATAACCGTAGGGATACGGTGCGTTCTGGCTCATGTAGGTGTCCATGGTGTACACCTTACCCAGTTCTGCGTCCCGCAGGGCGTTGCCGTCACCGGCATAGGACACCTTGGACAGGTTGTCGTCCGTAGCATACAGCACCTTGTGCGAGGGGTTCAGTACCAGGCGGCGGTTCTGAACCGGCACACCGGCGAAGTCCAGATAGCTGCCCACCTTGGCAATATCCTTAATGGGCTTGGTTGCGCTCTCTCCGGAAGCGGTCACGGTGCGACCGGCGCCCTCTACGGCAGTCGCCAGTACATCTGCGTCCACCGCGCTGGCGATGGCGGTCATGGCCGGTTCGATCACCTGGGCAGAGAAGTCGCGCAGATCCAGGGACATTTCCTTAGAAGTGATCTGCACAGTCACATCGCGCAGCCGGTCCATCTTCACGGGTACACCGCCCTCGTTCAGATCCTGGGGATCCACAGCGCCGGTAAAGTTCTTGGCTACAAACTTGCTGGGACGGCGTGCGGTAACTGTGTCGCCAACCTTCACAAATTCGTTCTCATAGTCCCGGTGCACCAGGTTAGCCATCACCAGGTTGTTTTTCAGTACCATCAGTGCCTCATTGGCAATGACATTGGGTGTTAAAATCGTATTCGGCATTTCTTATTCCTCCTATTAGCCGTTATTTTTTCTCCACGCCTCATAGGCGCGGAAGTCTGTGGGCGGTACATTGTCGCCCGCTGCTTCCTTACCCGCCGGCGGCAAGTCCTTGCCCCGCAGGTTGGCGGTTGTGGCGGCCTGTACTGCCTCTTGAAATGCGGCGTCAAAAGTCTCCAGGTTCTTTTGCGAGGCGGTGGCGTCATTCCCGGTCAGGAATGCGGCAAACTGCGCAGGCAGCTTGCGCTGGAGCAGCTCCGCTGCCACAGCCGTTTCCAGCTGCTTCTTGGCAAAGGCTGCCTTTTCCTGTTCAAATGCCTGGCGATCCTTGGCCAGGTTATACCGCTCTCGCTCCTCTTTGTTCATACTGGATAGTTTTTTGGCTTCGTCCGCCTGCTCTTTGGCGCTTTCTTCCCACTTGGCTCTGGCCGTGGCAAGCGCCTTGCTGACCCTGCTGTCAAATTCACTTTGGAATTTTTTGTCTTTCAGCAGTTCGTCAAAGGTCGGAGTGGTGTTGCCCCCATCGGAGTTGGCGCCGGTTTCGCCCGCTGCCCCCTCTGCGTTGGTGTCTGCTCCATTTTCGCCGGTATCTTCGGCAAACAGCTGGAGGTTCAGCGGCAGGCGTGCGCACACCCGGCTCTGCTCCTTGTTGCTTTCCATCTCGGCATTGTGTTTTGTCATTGCTGACTCCTTTCCCAAACCGTACGCTGCCGGTTCGTTAAATGATATATTCCCACAGGCATAGCCTGAAAATGGGTATAAAAAGAGCAGGGTCGCAATCTGCAACTCTGCTTTCTGTGGATTATTGATCTTGTGCTTGCTCTGCACGGAGCGCCTTGTACTTTTCCAGTATTTCACCATACCGGCGTTTAACCTCGGCTTCCAGAGCACGCATTTCCGGTGTATTGCACCGTTCATAGCGATACCCTTTTTTCAATTCTTTCTCCCACTCTTTGAGGATTTTCTCTCTACGAACAGAATATTCTCTTCCAAGCGCCAAAAGTTCTTCTTTTTCAGTATCGTAGAGTTTTATCTTTTCCATCTTGTGTACACCCCTTTCCCTAAAATGCGGCAAGACTCTTCTATGAGTATATGCTTTGCATACTCTTCATAATCTGATAAATCAAGCCCTCTATCCTGCATAATTGACAACACATTTTCTTCAGCCTGTGACCTTGCCTCCACCCACTGCTCTTTTGTCACACCGTCCATCTGCTCTAAGCGATAGCGGTATTTGTAGTCGAATGCCTCCATAATCTTCGTGCCATCATCAAGCATATATGGAACATCCATATCATCACTAAACGAGAATTGTGTTTCTGCTGCCGGGTGGTTATGTATATTATAGCTCCCTTTCATCGTAATATCAACATCTGTCATATCGATCATGTCAGGGAGTTTGCTGGTTAGTAAGGACACATCCCCCTTGCTATCCACCACCAGCATGTATTCATATTCGGCATTTCCGTACTCATCAATGAAACGGTCCACATAAGCATTGCGTTCTGCCTCTGAATTAGGATTGATACGCCCCAAATGAACCGGTTTCCCAGGCTTTAATTGGTTGTCATCCTTATCCTTTGGAGAATGGGCACCACGGATAACACCGCCCTTTTTCTCCACATATTTCTCATACCACTTGCTATAGGTCATATCTGCCGGTACGGTCATGGACTTGCCGGTTACCGGATCCCTGGCCCAGCGGGTGCCTGTGCGGTTATTGGTCACCGGCACGGTAATACTGCGGCAGAAAGGGTGCATAGGCGGCAGGTTCTCGCCTGCTTTTGCCTCTTCCACCAAAAAGGTCTTGCCATCCAGCTGACGGCAGATGGCGGAGGTACGCAGATCCAGGGTCGCCATAAACCGATACCGGGTAATGCCCGCTGCTTTATAGCCCTCTAAAAAGCCCTGATTGGAGAAGTGATTTACCTCTGTACGGATCAGGCGACTGGCGCAATAGCGTTGCCCGCTGTCGCTATCTGCACCTATGCAGTCCTCCAGCAACCGCTCCTCCATATCGTGCAGGGTCATACCCGTCATACAACCCACCTCAATCGTGCGCTGCAAGCGCTTGCAAAAGGCGGCGTTATTCTTCCACACACGATCGGAATAGTTTTTGCCGCTCCACTTATGGGTAAGTGCGGCCTGTACACGGCGGTCGCTGATCAAGCGGAAGTCATATAGACCATTCTGCTTTTGGTCGTTAAACACAGTGCGATAGTACGCTTGTTTGAGCGTATCCGTCAGTCGCGCTTTCGCCAGCCGTTCCTCACGCACACCCATGGCTACGGCTTCCGCACGAATAGCGTTCTGTAAAGCCTGCAAACGGCTGATACGGTCCGCATAGGCCGGTGCGTCCAGCATAGTGATCAACTCCCGCCGTGCCTGTGGCTCCTTGGTCTGCTGCAGCTGTTCCAGCAGCCGCTCCCGCTCCTGTGCGGTTTGTCCTGCGCTGAGCAGCTGCAAGGCATAGGCTTGGCTGATTTGGCCGTTCTTTACATACCGGCGGAGAATACGCTCAATTTGTGCGTTGATCTGATCCACACCCTGGGCATACATACGGTTGACCTCCACCATCGTAGCGGTGGTGCGCGCTTGCAGCAGGTGCTCCAGGTCAACCGTTCGCCTTTTCCAATACTCTGCTGCCTTCATAGATTAAGCGTCCTTTTCTTCGTCTTTCTGCCGGCCTGCCGTGTCTTTCTCTTCGTCCTCGTCCTTGTCCTCAGTCTTTGGGGCAAAGCTGTCCATATACTGCTGCTGGTTCTCCTGCTTTTGCTGTTTCATGTTCTCCACGGCTTCCGCCGGGTCCTTAACAAACCATAGCAGGGACAGCAGCGTCTGATCGTCAACCAGTCCGGCATTCTTCAAGGTGCACACCATAGAGACAATCTGCGCCTCATCAATGGGCAGCGCCACAGTAAACACCATATCCACATCATCTACGGACACCGGGTCTATACCGTTATGGGCCAGCCAGTTGTTGTATAAGGTCCAGCGCTTTTTCAGCCCCGCCTCCATGGCGCTCATCTTGCTTTTTACCAGCAGGTGCAGGGCAAGCAGCTTGAGCTTTAACGCCACGCCGCTGGCATTACCGGCAAAGGCCTGGTCTGTCATATCCGGGGTTAGGGTCATCTTGTGAATATCCGATACCAAGGTATCGTCCAGCACCTTTAATGCGTTCTCATCAAAGGTCTTTTGCACATATTCCAACCGGGCGTCCTGTGGAATACCATCTACAAAGTGATCCTGCTTTGCGGCTGCCATCGTCTCCGGCGGCAATACCGCACCATAAGCAGCTAAAATAGAATTGACAAACTTGCGCTTGTCTGTCAGACGATCGGACAGCAGCTCATTGCGGGCATCTATCAGGTTGGCCACCTGCTCAAAGTCGCCTTGTCTCTCCTCGTTGTTCTCATAACACACCACCGGCACCTCATCAAAGAAGTGTGGCACCGGTGCACCCACCGGGTTGTACACATAATTTTCTTTATCCAGCGAGGTGCTTTCGTACTGCTGATACTGGGTAGCCGTATAGACTGTTACCGCATAGTACCGGCTGCGATCTGTGCGTTCCCGCTGCTCAAACCACAGCGCAAACAGATCCTTGTGCTCTACAGTATCATCTTGCACCAGCACGATCTGATCCGGCGCATACACTGCGGATCGCGGGCGTGGCTGTTCCTCTGTGCTGGCATATAGCAGCTCACAGCTTTCGCCATATATACCCATGGCCTTTCCGTTTCGTTGATCTACGGTAGCAATATTCTGACTATGGTAGGCCGCCATAACGGCGGAAATGTCAATCTTCTTTCCGCACAAATCGCAAAGACCGTCTTTGTCCTCATCCACAGCGTTGTGGCGAACCAGGGTGCCGTTTTGCCGATCCAGCTTGGCCTCAACCGTAGACACCAGGGAAAGCTGCGCCTGACTGTCTTTCTTGTCCCGGTCGTTGCAATCGTACTTTACCGGCTCACTTAGGAAGTAGCCGCGAATAATATCTACGATATACTTGACATAGTTGGCCTCCGCCCGCACATCATCCTCTTCATCTCCACGGTGAAGCTGTGGAACACCGATATACCGACCATATAGGGCGCGACACCGTCTTTCATATTTATTTGCTTTACCGATCACATAATCGATCACCGCAGAAGGCAACTCGCCCCGGTCCAGGTTCGGCACATCCCGCCGGTTCATGTAAAGTATCATCCTATTTCCTCCTTGTTACGATCCGCCCCAGCGCCGTGCTTACAAAGTAACGCATAGCGTCCATAGCGTGGTCGTCCTGTTTGACCGGTTCGTCCCGGCCCGCCTCCGCCGCTTTGTCGTACCAACGGTAGGCGTAAAATTCTGCAATGGTACGGGTGCAGTCCTTACTGAACAGCAGATCTGCCCGCTGCAATAGCGTACATACGGTACGGATTCCATCCAGCACCGCGTTATCCGCCTTTAATACCTTGAGCCCCCGCCTTTGCAGTTCTGTAATGAAAGAGGCCGCCGAAGGGTCAACCACTACGCAGGTATACGGCGTATCGCCGATAAAGGCCATCATCTCGTCCGCATACTCTGCGTCCGTTCTTTGTTTATGGTTCTCTCGCCCGGAATAGTAATATTCCTTGGTGCATAGCCATTTGCCATGGTATTTGCGCCACATCAGGAACACCGTAGGGTTTAGCGTACCGTAGTCCACACTGATATAGGCAGAACCTTGCAGTTCGTTATCCGGCGGCAGCGGAATACAGTGCCGCCTTTCGTCAAACATATCGTAGATCAGGCCCTCTGCCACTTTCCATTCGCCCAGAATGTACCGGGCATAAAAAACGCCCGCATACATCGTTCTGTACCGGGCTTTGACCTCCTCTGTTAAGGACAAATTGTCGTCCATCGTAAAGTGGAGGTAGAGTATTCGCTTTTCTTGCCGCTTCTCCGGCAGGATCCATTCTTCATAAAACCAGTGGTGTGGGTTATCCGGGTTACAGTTGAACCAGAATTTTGCACCACTGACAGAGCACCGGGCGGTGGCCTGCTGCACAAAGGACTGGGGCATTAAAGCCACCTCATCGAAAAACACACCTGCCAAAGTCATACCCTGGATCAGATCCTGGCTGCTTTCGTCCTTGCCCCCGAAAATGTAAAATGCGTTTTCCGTATTACCCCGTGTTACCACAAGCACATTGTCGCTGCGGCTGTATTTCACCTGATACCCACGACTTTGCAGCATTGCAGGCAGAAAAGAAAGCACGTTCCGGCGAAAGGAGCTGATCGTCTTACCGCACATGGCAAAATTCATGCCGCTGTAGGTACTCATGGCCCACAGAATATAGCTAAGCGCCATACTTACCGTCTTACCGGATCGTATAGCGCCGTCTGCAATTATTCCGTTTTTGTCGCTCACAGGTGATGTTTTGCACCACCAGGTGAGCACCTGGAGCTGCTTGGCGGAGAATGGCTGAAAATGAAAGGTGCTTATTCTTCCCATGCCTGTTCACCCGCTTTCTGCTCCAAGGCCTCCAGAAAGCCATCGTCCGTCTGCTCATCTTCATGCCCTCGGGCCAATTCAAAGTGACGCAGAAGCTCTGCCAGGGCTTTCACCCGATCAGATGTATTCGGCGGCTTTGCCGTCTCTGCAAACCCGATGGAGCACAGTGCGTTCAGCACATCCGTTGCGGTAAAATCCAACTTGTCCAGCTTTCGCTTTTCCAGCTCAGCGATAAATTTTTTTACCTTATCATTTCTTAGCAATCGGCTTGCTTGGCTTTCTGCGCTCCCGGGCGCCTTACAATTCGGGTAAGCAGCCTGGTAAGACCGTTTCCCATTATGGTCGAGCACATATTCATAACAGAACAACCTTTGTTTAGGTGTTAAGGTCTCTTTACCCACACTGCTCACCTCCTTTGTAATAATTACGGATTATATGCTGTTATTTTTTCTGTTTGCTATTTGGAAAAAATTCATCCAGTATCTCAAGCGTTAGTACCGTTTTTTCAAGATGGATATTTTTCTTTATCCAAGTAAACAACAAAGCAACTGATGTAACGATAGCGGCCACGATCACTACGACAAGGACGATATAGCTTATCACTCCTTTACAGTCATTGTGAAGTGCAACGATCCAAGAAGTCATAGTCGCAATCAAAGAAAACTCTGCTGCCATAGACGCATTAAAGAATTTGGATGCGGATTTCACATCCGTCTCAGCCATAATGCGTTTGCGCCGGCGTTCTGCCGGAGAAATGTTGGTCAGTTCTGTCTTGATCTCTTCGTACTTCAGGACTTCACGATTTTTCTTCTGCTGCTTGCCTAAAGGTTTTTCAGAGCGTTTACGCATGTATTTGTTTTCCCCCCTTTCGCTCACCATAATTATAGCACATCTGAAAATGGGCCTCGTAGTAACCGCATTTAAGAAAGGAAAAGCACAAAAGCAAAAGCCAAAGAGCGCACCGTTTGGAGCGCTCTTTCAATCTGTTTGGCAGTTTATACTATAACACAGACGGCAACCTGCATACTATAACATCAACATGCATTGCATAGTGGTTTTTTCATTTTTCACATTCCAGCATATCCAGGGACTGCGGGTGAATGCGAGAGACCAGGTGATTGTATGTAATATCTTCGTCCACCGCGATCTTCTCAAAAGTGTCACCGTTCAAATACCGCCGACGCAACACACGCCGGTGCAACGGACTGCGCACCTGCTCAATAGCAGTCTCAATTTCTGCCCGCTGCAACAGAGCAAGCCGGACTTGTTGGTCCAGCTTCTCTTTCAGTTCTATAATGCGATCTACCGTCAAGGTAAAATCTGCCCGCTGCCCGCCTCCCGGCGTGGGAGAGAGGGAAGCCGTGATCTTTTGCGCCCGGCTGTTTAGTTCTTCGATCTCCTGTTGTGTAATCTCAACCTCCGCCCAGCACTCCCGATAGCGTTGCAGCCATTCCTTCTTTTCGTTGTTCGTCATTTTTCCTCCTGCTTTTTATTCCGCTCATTTCTTAAAGTTCGGACCAAAGCCGATCACGCCGAAAAATGCAACAATGACAGCCCCGGCCACAAGAATGATTTGTGCTGCTATACACATCCTGCTCACCTCCCTGTGCTTCCGAAACCGCCGTTTCCGCGTTCGGTGCCTGCCACCTCCAAATTCTTTGCAGTTGACTGCAAAACGGAAATAACGGCGGCGGAGAGTTTGGTGCCGGTGGCCGGATCCTTGGCATTGATCTTGCCGATCAGTTCCTGTACCTTGGCCGCTGTCTGCTGCAGTTCGGTGAAGTACACCCGGCAGGCGGCTACATCCGTGTCTGCGCCCGCTGCCTTGGCTTGCCGAACAGCGGCGTCCAACTTGGTGGTGCTGCTGTCCAACTGCCGTTCCAGGTCTGCCTTTTCCTGCTCCAGCTTTTCTACAGCGGCTTTGGCTTTCTTCTCGGCGTCTGCCTTTGCCGTTGCCAGCTTGGCTTTGTATTCCTTGGCGGCTTCCTTTTCCGCTTCCTTTCGTATCACCTCCGGGTCCGGCGCTGCGTCGGCCCGCTGCTGCAATTCTTCCAGCTGGGCGCTGTACTTGGCTTTTACTTCCTGCTCAATGGAAGAACGGAGTGCGTCCGTGTCCACCGGCTCCGGTGCTTCGCTTAATTCGCTTTGTGCCTGGCCAAGATCGAAGGTCAGCTGTTCCGTCTGCTTCTTGTAGCGTTCAACCTCTGCTTTCAGCTCCCGGACCGTAGCGCTTTCTGCGTCCACATCCTCCAGGAATTCCTCACGCTCATAACTGCTGATTTGAGAGATCAACTCCAGCTTGGTGATCCCCAGGTCGGCGTGGTCGGCCATATACTTCTGGCCCAGCTTTTCATAGGCTGATATGTAGGAATAGGCTTGCCGCTGCTTAATGCCGCAGGCTTGCTCGGCGTACTCCTCGAATGTGTCATAGCCCAGCTCCGTGTATAGGCCCTCATCCCGCATTGTCTTAAGATCGTGGCACACATCTACCAGTGCTCTGGCCATTACCTGACCGTTGGCCAGGATCCTCGCGTGGGTGTCGTAGGCTTTCTGGGTTGCGGGCGTTACTTCTTGCATTGTGGTGATTTGGTTATCCATAAGTCCTCCTTAACTGACTGCTTTCGTTTTTCTGTTCGACTTTAGGTAGGCAAGCCAGGCTTGCATAAACTCCTGCACATCCGGCGGTGCAGGTCGGTTGTGATCCGCTCTGCATTGAATAACGGCTCCGTTCTTAAATTCTACGGTCACATAGGACTGATCCGGGTCCGACTGCTTGCGGACGAAAAGTATATCCGTCTTTCTGTCCAGGTATTTTTCCGTGTAACAGGAGTACACGCAGTTGTGCTGGGCACAGCCCTCTTTTAGCAGATCCTCCGGTCCCTCGGCCGGCCGAATGAACAGCCCGCTGCAGGCGTATGTATATTTGCGTTTCAGCTTTGGCAGATCCTTAGCTAACTTCTTTGCCCGCTCGGCTTGCTTTTTTGCTTTCTTTTCATTAGCTTGTCGTGTCAATTCTTCGGAATACTGCCGGTGCAGGTCTCGCAGGTTCTGCGGTACGGCTACCTCTTTACGGTTAACATCCAGGCCCAACCGCCTGCACTGATCCAGATAGTCGCTGTAATCTGACAGCACATTTGTTGGCGTTCCATATCCTCCCGCTGCCTGCCGGTTTACCCAGTTTACCGCCTTTTGCGGCGATAGGTATTGCCGTAAAAAATCCAACGCCTTGTAGCATTTCCTCTGTTCATAGCTGTACTGAAAGGCAAGAAAAAAGAGAATATTTTTATCTGACATTTTACAGCCGTATTTTTTCAGCGCCGCTGTTGCTCTGAGTGTTGAACAGCAAATCTTGTATTTTGCTTTTATCATGCGGTACTCCTGTTTGGTCAGTCGCATAGCCTTGTAAGGCACCACTTGCTTGTAGTCCATACCGGTTGTGCAGTCCCACTCCACTTGTTCGGCTACCAAGTCGCCGTTGCCCTCTTTGATCAGGCGTTCTGTAAGCACCGGGTACCGGCTGTATTGATACAGCAAACCAAGTAGGTTGACAGGATAGTTTGTAATTGCGCTTTGATGGAGCTGCTGGGCACATTCGTGGTATGTCTCCCACGGCAGATAGCGTAGGTTGCTTTTTTCCAACGCCTCTTCAAAGCCAAGCAGCTTTGCTCCCTCTCCCTCTGTACATTTCCAGCTGTTGTGATCCAGCTTAACCGGCTCCACCGTGCATGGCAGTCGGCGTGTTGGCTTTTGCTTTACGCTTATGTACAGCCCTCCACCGTATGTTTGTTCGGCTACAAAGTGCTGGCCGAGATTGAAGTATGCAGCGTACAGCAGTGTGCCCCTTTCCGGCGCGGCTTTATAGTTGCGCGTATAATCCTCATACACTCGAACGAAAGAAAGCAATATACCGCCGTTCCGTGTTCGCTGTGTTACCGCCACCACTGCCGTGTTGACCAACTGACTACGGCCACGCCCGGCGTCTTTGACTTGGACTTCGTGCCCGCAGGCGGGGCAGCATACGGTGTCGTTATGCCGTGCAGAGCGGCAGGCTGCGTGCTTGTCCGTCCATAGCCGCATATTCTCAATGTCGATCTGCACATCCTTGCCGCAAGCGGTACAGTAGCCATATCTGTGACCGTGTTCTTTGTGTTTGAAAAAATACTGCTCGTTGACGAACACCTGCTTATGTGCGAATGCCAATATCTTTTTCTCCGGCAGTTTCGGGCGGCCGTTCCAAATCTTCCGAGCCTGTTCCTGCGTAAGCGTGTTCAGTTTCTTTCCCATACCGACACCTCACAGCAGATCCAGCAGGTCGATGATCTCCGCCTTGGTCTCTTCGGCAGTAAAACCGTAATAGCCCGCTGCCCATTCGTACACGGTGTCGTCCGGCACGGCTGCGCAGTTGCCCGCTGCTTGTTTCCGTGCGTTGCTGGTGATGTGATCCCAGCAGCCTTTCAAACTCTTGCCCTCAGCCAGTACCTTGTCCGCGTTTTCATCATTGACCAGGCAGTGGTCTATAATGTGTGAGCAAAGCAGGCGCACGGTTGCGCTGCCCATCTTCTCCGCCTCCTGGTCAATCTTATCAATGGCTTTTTGGATTTTCTCGGTCATTTCAGCGTTACCTCCTTGATCTGCGCCAGCGCGCAACGCTGGCAGTGCTCGTCCAGTTCCGGCTTGTCCAGGCCGCACCTGTTATTGATACTGCCGTAGATACACACATCTCGGCATATCGTCGCCAAGAACGCAACTGTAGTTTTTTCGTTCTCATTCTTCATTATTGCGCTCCTCAATGGCCATACCGGCCACGGTGCCCAGGTTTATCAGATCCCGGCATACAGCTTCTGCTTTGGACAGATCCATTGTTCTGATCACGCCCTGCACGATCAGGCCGGATTTAACGACCACCAGGTCCCCGCGCCGGTACAGATCGTACCCCTCTTCTTCCTTTTCGATAGGTTGTAACGCTCTGCGGTTAATGAACGCCATACTCGCACCTACGACCAGCGGTTGCCATACAGCGCCTGCGGCTACAATGCAGGTGTACAACGGTTCTGCATATTCTTCATTGGGGCATTGGTCTGCCAGCGGCAGATCCGCTTTTTGCATTCTTGTCATGATTACGCTGTCGTCCTCTGCCAAGTCAGCGACCATACGCAGCGTCTCCGGCGTGTATTCCGGATGGCCGTACAGGATGTACCCGCAGCTGCCATTACTGAGCATTTGCTCGCCGTCTGGCAGGTCATATAGAAAATAGGCCTTGCTTCTTTTGCAAATGGATAACATTTTCTTAAAGTTCATTTGTCTGTCTCCTTTACGCTTATGCCGTGAATGTACAGCATCAGCTTTCTTTTGATGATGTATTCCTTTGTTTTGGCGCCCTTGGTGTCCTCTACCACCCATTTCCAGGTGCCGTCCGGCTGGCATACTTCATAAACGAAATCCGCCTTGTACACCACTGAGCGCTCTTTACGGTATTTGCCAACGCCGGCAGGAATAAGCTCATACGGCACCTGCTCGCGCAGATTGCGCACCAGCCCGTGCCGCTCCAGTAGGTGCAGCTCTTTGGCGCGCCTGCTTTCGCTTTGGCTGGCATATACTGTGCCGTCCACCTCTACCTTTACGGCGTGGTATTTGTTGTTTCCCTTTGCCCGCTGCCGGAGATACTCCTGGTACTGGGCAGCAGTCCAGTGTTCTTGGGTACCCATTAGCCCGCTGCCTGTTTCTCTACGGAGTAGGCCATACGGATGAATTGGTGCTCCACGGCGCCAATCTTCCTTTGTTCCTGCTCCATGCACTTTTGCATGTACTTACTGGCCAGCACTGCCTCCTCAAATTCCCGGCGCAGATCGTCCGTCATGCCATACTGGCCCAGGCCCTTGGTGCTCTTAAAGGCGTCCCACTTTGGCCGGATCAGCGGGTGGTTGATGTTTAGCTTGAAGCCGTAGGCGTTGTGCGGTGCCAAGATCAGCTGGGTTTGGCGTTCCTGTTCCAAGTTTCGCACCTTGTCCCGCATTTGTTCCCATTGCTGTATGTATGTCATTGTCGCCCTCCTAACACCGCCGGTGCGGTTGGTTCTTTGAGATCGGGCAAAGCACATAGGACTGGTACTTGAACCCGGTGACTTCGTCCTCCCAGTTGTTCAGGGTGTCCCGGACAACATAATAGCCCTTTGGTGCCTTTGGCTCGTCCGCCCAGTGGTCATTATAAATGATTTTGTACTCCGGCTCCGGTACGGTCAGGTTGCGACTGCGGCTGTAGCATACCTTTGCTTTGGCCGTGGTGTACTTACCTTTGTGCCCTTGCTTGATATGTGTTTCCTCACGCAGGTACCCACCGTAGGTGTGGTGGTCTCTGTCATCAACCGGCACAAAGTCCACCCGCCCATACGGCCACCGAGGCAGCTTGGCTATGTCGATGCCGGACAGCGCCATGTGGATATGCGGGTTCTTGTCCGGGGTCTCAATGGCCCTCATCCATTTGAACTCCACACCTGCCTTTTTGTAGGCATATCGCAGTTTGGCCATATATGCCGCCCACAGTTTCTTGATCTCTTGCAGATTCTTGGGTCTGTCCGCCTTACGGAATGTAAAGGTAGCGGTCAGATCACCTGGACCAAAATTGGCGTTAAAAATCATCTCTTGCTGTAGGCACGCCTGGCGATTGTTTACAATGGCCTGGGCCTCACTTGTTTTGCCGTAGTTGCTCCCTCTGGTGCATTTGTGTTTGCTGCCATAGCGCGAGGAGTAGTGGCGCTGGATATAGATACATCTTCCCGCATGGACGGTCTTTTGCACCCATGGCATTTTGGTTTGCTCCTTTCTGGACGGACCGGCACTCTATGGAAATGCTGGAAAACGCTGATCGGCTCCCGGGTGGAAAAGCAAGTTTCCCACCGGTTCACCGGCGTGTTCCACATTCCCACAGAGCACAGCTCCTCATTATGCGGCGCGGGTGCACACCCTGTTGCCGCCGGTCTCCTGCCTGCGCCTGAACCCGCTGAAGAATGCCAAGCGATATATTTTTGCCGTTGGCGTTTTGCGCCTAAAAATAATACTTTGAACGAGGAGCAAAAAAGGAGCACAGACCCCTTTTTTCGCCCTTGCCGCACGGCTTGTCCTTGACTTCTCTGCGGTCCTTATATATAATGTAATTAGCGCAGGCTTTTTACTTTCTTTTCGCCGCCTGTGTTCAAGTCGACTGGTCGCTCAGTCGGCTTTTTCTTTTTGCCCGCCGCTTTGTTCGTCGTTATACTCCAGTGGCAGCATAATGGCGGTCACTTTCGGCAATTCCATCAAAGCCTTGGTTTTCCGCTCTGCGATGACTTCCAGTGCCTCGTAGTTTCCATCGCCTTGCACATACACGGTATCACCGGCTCTAACGGTATTCCACGGCGCCCGCAGGACAATGTGGTCCTCATCCAGCTTAGCAATCACCAAATCAATGTAATCTTCCATTTTCATCATCCTTTCCAAGTTGAATTGCGTGCAGATACGCCAGCTCAAAGTCTGTCAGCGGCGCTACCAGCACCACCTTGTGGTTTTCGTCCTCGATCACCAGCCGTTTATCCTGCTGCGGCTCCCGGTCGTCCTTGGGCAGTACGAACACTGCCAGGGCGATCAATGCGCAGCCGGTGCCGCTGATTACAACGGACATCCACCAGTACGGATTATCCGCCACCAGGCAGCAGCCCAACATCACCAGCAGAAAGCCGGTAATCACCAGGACCACGCCGGCCTTTTCTCGTTTCGTCATTGGTTTGTCCTTTCTTTGCAGTTGACTGCAAAATCAATATTTGCCTGCATTATAGGCGTGGAACGCCGGGGCGAACACAGCCAACTTTGTGCCGTTCTCACCCAACTGAATGAGAGGGAAGCCCGGGCGGTGCATATACTGCCGCGCCGTTGGTATGCTACAGTTCAGGTATGCCGCCACATCTTCCGGACCAAGATACAGTTTTGTACCCTTGACCTTGACCTCTTCCTCTACAGCTTCGGCGGTGCGGATCAGGTCAATATAGCTTTGCAGGCGCTCCATACGCTGCTGCACGGCGGCGTCGAAGTCGTCCATTGCCAAGGGGCTGTCCTTGTTGATTGGTACTTTCATTGCTATTCTCCTTTCTTGATTAGGCCAGCCCTTTGGGCAAGCGGCAGAGCCGCAAGCTGCCCGCTGCACGGCAAAAGTGCCGTTGGCGATAAATGTGATGTTGGGTGGGTGGGCACCGGAAGCAGGAACATAGGGGGTAAATTTGACAAAAAAAGAAAAGAAGAAAGAGAAGAAATGAAAAAAAGGTCCCGCTGCCTGCGTATCTCTGCCGCCGCCCAAAAGGCTGGCATTGGTTGTGAATTGTTGCTATAATGATGTTATTATGACGAAAGGACAAAATCAGATGAAATTAAACAAAGACTGTGTAAGAGAGGTACTGATCTACCTTGAAGAGCACCTTGGTTACAATGACCACTTAGACGCCTCTACAATTCAAATAGACCCATACACTTCTGAAGAAATCTTGTATACAATCAGCTTGCTGTCAGAGGCCAGATACATAAAGGCCGTCTCGGTTGCAGATCTATGCACCACACCAACATATTTTGTGGAATCCATCCTCATGCCAGGTCACGATCTGCTGGATAACATCCGAGATGACAATGTATGGAGAAAAACAAAGAAAATTGCTTCCAAATTTGCCTCTGCTTCTCTGAATGTTCTCTCATCCGTCGCAACCAGTGTCTTATCATCAATGTTGCTTAATCCACCTACCGTTTGAATTGGTGTTCCAGCACCTGGCGCAGGCACTTCTCCATATCCTCTTCGGTGAATTGGATGTTCTTATCAGTCAAATAGTACAAAACCGCTCTTAGCCTCCAATGCGCCATCAGCGCACTGATCATCGCAACAGTGGAAATAAGAACCAATACAACAATCACTTTTATTCACCTCGCTTTAACTGCCTGCTGCTTATCTAAAGGCTGGCCGTGTATTTAGTTGTTGCGCTCTGCGATGATCTCGTTGATTGCGCCGAGGATCCGCTCTTCTCCGCTTTTTGATTTTCGCTTTCCGCCGAGCACATTACAAAGATATTGCGGAGACCAGTTGAGTTTCCTGGCAAGGTCACGCTGCGTGATCTTGTTCATGTGCATTTTTCCTATTGCTGTTTCAATCCAACTGTCCAAAAAATATACCTCCTCCCAGATTTTTTTAAAAAGTGGTTGAATTTATTAAACCTGTGTGCTATACTCATCTTGTCCAAAGAATTAAACACAAAGTTGCTAACGCTGTTGAAATAGTTTAACGAATTCAACCACACTTGCATTATAAGCCAATTCGTTCAACTTTGCAACACAAAAAGTCTAATTTGTTAAACTTTGTGTAATTTGCACAAAACAAGGAGGCATTTTTTGTGTTTTATGACCGCTTTCAACATATATGCAATGAGGCCGGTATCTCGCCTTCACGAGCCGCTATAGAATGTGGCTTTAATAAAGGCAGTGTCTCCTTTTGGAAGAAAAAATATGAGAATGGAGAAGATGTAGAACCCAAACTGGAGATACTTAAGAGCATTAGTGAGTATTTCGGTGTGTCTATTGACTACTTAACTGGAAAAACGGACATAAAAAATCCCCCGGACCAACAAAGTCCGGAGGAGATCGCCAAGGTGGCACTATTTGGTGGTGACGGAGAGGTTACCGACGAGATGTGGAACGAAGTTAAAGGTTTTGTAGAATTTATCAAAGATAAGAGAAAGAGAGAGAATGACAACAACTGAGTCCCTGTTCGATCTCATCGAGCAAAACAACATAGAGGTGTATCTGGGCAGTATGCCCGCTGCCAAGTCTGCGTCTGCCAATATCGGCGATGATTATTACATAGCACTTGACGAGCAGAGCCTGGAGAGCACCGCAGAGGCCCGCTGTCGCCTTGCCCACGAAGCCGGGCACTGCATAACCGGGTCGTTCTACAACCTATATGCCCCGCTTGACCGGCGCAGTAAGCACGAACGCCGGGCAGATAAGTGGGCGGTAAAAAAGTTGATCCCCAAGGCCGAGTTGGAGGTGCAGCTGCGCCAGGGCCTGGAGCCTTACGAGTTGGCCGAGTATTTCAATGTGACCGAGAACTATATACACAAGGCCATTGAATTCTACTTTGAATGTGGAATATCATAATTCACGGCACGCCGTGATTATAGATGTAATAACTTAATAAGAGGAAAAAAGAAATGAAAAAAGAATATAAAATCCTTTTGTATGCATATCCGTTTATTATTGCGATTTCTATCTTGGCTACAGTAGGAGTACCGCTGTTTGCTTTGGCTGATGTAGCGTTTCTCGTGCTGTACTATTATATTTTGCAGAAGTCATTTTCAAAAATAAATATAATCAAAAATGCCGACGAATACGCGGCGTTTGCGAATGCCAATGCAGATCAGCGCGTGCAAGACGCCAAAGCGACTGCGGAAAAAATGCGAAAAGAAACAGAGGACAGTTGTGCTCAAAAGGTTCAAGCTGTTGAGCGTGAACTGAAGCAAAAACGGAAATGCATTTCTCAGTTGAATATCGAAATCCGCAATCTTAAAGCCGAAATTGAAGTGGCGCAACAAGAAGCGGTTGCTGCCTCTGTCGCCGTCCCTGTTGACTATGATATATCGTCTGCAGAATATAAAGACAAATTTGCTCTTGCACAACTTAATGAAAAAGAATGTGTATCCTCAAACAATGCTGTCTCTGTACATTCCGACGCGCCAAAGTCTGTTATAAATGCAAATGTGAAACAGATCCTGCGTTGCTTTAATTCGGAAGCGGCGGCTATTATCAAGAATGTTACCACGCGGAACATTGACAGTGCGCGTTCAAAAATCATCAAGTCCTTTGAAATGCTCAACAGGATTTTTGCGCCAGACGGAGTGGAACTCAACCGCCCGCTGCTGGAGATTAAGCTGGAGCAGCTCAACTGTATGTACGGCAATCAGGTGATGGCGGAGCGCGAAAAGGAAGAACAACGCGCGATCCGAGAGCAAATGCTTGAAGAAGAAAAAGTGCGCCGTGAAATTGAGCGCGAAAAAGCAAAGCTCGATAAGGAAGAACGGCAGTTCAAGAATGAAATTCAGAAACTCATGACTTATCTACATAAAGCGGATGATATTGAAAAGCAGCTTTATGTTGACAAGATAAAAGAGCTGGAGGCGAAACTCGGCCTGTTAGAGCAGGACAGAAAAAATGTGCTCGACCGGGAGCAGAATACGCGCGCCGGCTTCGTTTATGTAATATCCAATATCGGCTCTTTTGGAAAGAATGTATATAAAATTGGAATGACAAGACGGTTAGAGCCTATGGACCGCATAAAAGAACTCAGCAGCGCTTCCGTACCGTTTGAATTTGATGTTCACGCTATGATTTTCTCTGAGGACGCGCCGGCGTTGGAGACAGCTTTACACCGGCAGTTTGATGATCGGCGTATAAATCTTGTAAACAGCCGAAAAGAATTCTTCCGTGTTTCTCTTTCAGAAATTGAAAAGGTGGTAAAAGAAAACCACAATGCTACGGTCACTTTTACCGCCGTTGCCAAAGCGGAGGAATATCGTCAGACAGTAAGGCTTCTTGAAAGCGAGCAAGTATAAAATCGTTTCTTTAACACCAACAAAATAAAAAAGCCCTACCCTGCGCCAACAGGATAGAGCCGATAAGTAGGATTGTGTAATACAATACCCACCCAACACGGTTATTGTATCACAGCCCTGCTGAAAAATCAAGCGGGGCTTTTTGCGCCCTTTTTTAGGCGCTGCCCGCTGCTGCGTAAAGGAGAATGTGAGTACAATGCCAAGAAAAAGAGGAAACGGTGACGGAACCATCTATAAGGTGGAAAGCAAAGGCCTATGGGCTGCCCAGCTGACTATAGGTGTGGACGCCAACGGCCGGCCCAAGCGCAAAACTGTGTACGGTAAGCGACAGGCAGATGTGCGGGCAAAGCTGGACGCTTTGAAAAATGAACTTTCCACCGGCTCTGTAATTGAGCCGGACAAGATCACCGTTGCCCAGTATATCTTATCACTTGTCGAGACAGACCGGGCGCTAAACCAGATAGGGGACAATACCTACCTGCGCAAGCTGGCCAGCTGTAAACGGATCGCCGCCAGTTCCATAGGCGACTGCCCGCTGCAATCCGTAAGGCCACCACAGGTAACCCAATACCTAATAGAGATCACCAGCTGTTCCAATTCGGTAATCGCCAAGGACTACGCCCTGCTGGCCCGCTGCTTCCGCACGGCTCTTGATAACGACCTGATCCGCAAGGATCCTATGCGTGGCATGAAAAAGCCAAAGAGCAACAAGGCCACCCGCAAGGTGCGTGCTTTGACCGTAGAGGAGCAGACCAGGTTTGTGCAGGTCATGAACGACCAAGAGCGTGGCTGCCGATACTGGGAGCAGATGATGTTAATGCTCAGCACAGGAATGCGTATGGGCGAGATCAACGCCTTGGATGTGCACGATGTCAATTTGACATTCCGCACCGTGAATGTGCGACGCACGGTGACCAAGGATCAGACGGACCACGCTGTTATAGGCACAAAAACCAAGACCTATGCCGGGCAGCGGCTTTTGAGCCTGACAGACGCCCCATACCGCATTTTATCCGAATATATGGAACGGTGGCAGCCCAACCGCTTGGATCTGCTGTTCTACGACTTCAAGGGTCACAAGGTACTGACCACCAGCCAAGTGAATTTGCAATTTCAGCGTATCTTAAAAAAATACAATGTGCTGGATCCGTCCATACCCGGCGTTGTATCCTTGCACAGCCTGCGGCATACATACGCCACCCGCTGCATTGAGAGCGGAATGCCAGCGAAGGTGTTGCAAAAGCGCCTTGGCCACGCCAATATAGAAACAACGCTGAACACCTACTGTGATGTATTCTCCGACTACGAACAAAAGTACACAGAGGCAGCAGACGCCTATATCCAGCAGCTTACCCCGAATGCTCCACAGAAAAGTGCTGCACAGATATAAATAAGAAAAGATAAGTACCCCCAAGGAAATGGCTTCCGCTTTTCGTGAGAAATGCGCTGCTGATGGTATTGCACAGGCACAGATTATCAAGCAGTCGATCGAGCAGTTCTTGCAGCAGTAACGGCGTTGCAGTACTGTTGCAGTACAGAATGGCAGAAAGCCCGCTGCTAAGCCAAATTTTACGCCTATATTCTTGTCACCTCGACCAAAAGGAAGCAGGACATTCTTTAGAATGTCCTGCTTCCTTTTTTATTTATTTGCAAGAATTGAACTTGCGACACGAGGCTCCAAATGCGCAGCATTTGGCAGAAACAGTCCGGGGGACTGTTTCGCAGCGAGTGCCTTATATCTCTGTGCTCGATTACGCATTTCTGCCGGTGGAGCAGCCGGAATGTCCTGCTTCCTTTTTTGTTTATTTGCAAGATTTGAACTTGCGACACGAGGCTCCAAATGCGCAGCATTTGGCAGAAACAGTCCGGGGGACTGTTTCGCAGCGAGTGCCTTATATTTCTGTGATCGATTACTCCTTTCTGCCGGTGGAGCAGCCGGAATGTCCTGCTTCCTTTTTTGTTTATTTACAAGATTTGAACTTGCGACACGAGGCTCCAAATGCGTAGCATTTGGCAGAAACAGTCCGGGGGACTGTTTCGCAGCGAGTGCCTTATATCTCTGTGTTCGATTACTCCTTTCTGCCGGTGGAGCAGCACTTTTTCTCCGGCGTTGCAGTACTTATTGCATTACTTGGTCATGCCAGGTATAAAAAAGCCGGACAGTTTAGCAACTGTCCGACCGTATTTGATTGTTTTTTTGTAAAAAGATCTTGACATTATGCACAAGGCGTATTGTAATAACATATGGAGAGAAAATCATGTGTCCAATGCGAAAGATGTTATTGAGATATTGATTGGCCTGTGGGCCAACATTATCGCAACTGCTTCTTTCATCGTAGCTGTGAAAAAGCAAATAAATACCGCCACCGAAAATCCACACAACAAAAAACGGTAACGGTAGCTAAGGTCGGAGGGTGGCAGACAGCGCGCCGCCGCAAATAGAATGGGGAGGATCATATGGCAATTGTAAACGATGCAGGTCAGCAGGTGCTTTATGCATGTGCGGATCTGATTGCAAATGTGCGCAAGGATATTGCGCATGTGCGTAGAACGAAGAAGGTAAGCGTAGCTTGCAGGGTCAAGGCCGGAGTCAAGATCGTGTTTGATTATGCACTTGATCAAGAAGAAGAAAAACGCTTCCATTTGTCCGAGGATGAATGGCTTGAAAGTATGACTTTGGGTCAACTCTTGGCGTATGCGCTCCGCCAAAGCCGGCCAACCGTTTCGCCTGGATCTTTTGACAGCGTAAGAGATCTGTACGACGCCAGCGGACTGAGCATAAGCGCATTTTCTGGCACACTTGGCATACCGCTACGAACTGTTCAAGATTGGATCTACGGCAATCGACAGTGTCCCGGTTATGTACTGGATCTAATGGCTTACAAATTGGAACACGAAAACAAAATCTAATAGCAAAGACCTGGCAGGCGTGTTTGAACTGCCCCGGATTGTGCAGACAGTACAAAAACAGCCTAATTGGCAGGAGAATTAAATTTTAAGCAACGAACTGATTCCGCTTTTTAAGCGGAGTCCGTTTTGTTTTCGTTTGAATACGGTAATGTTGTAGAAATTGATGTATTCGGATATGATGAGGATGTGAAATGGGCAAAAAAAGCCTACCGCATTTGAAATCGCAGAACTTGTTGTTCAGTCAATCGCTGCAATCGCTGCTCTGATAACGGCAATCAAATGGTGGTAGGCACCAAAGAGGGGCGAAAGCCCCTTCCCCTTGCGAGGATTGGCATATTCATTGTATCGTAAAGAAAGGAGTTTTTCAAGTGGAAAAGAATAGTTTTTGGATGACCATTTTGTGCGTGCTCCTGGTGGTGTCTGTCAGTGCCGGAATGAGTATTCCGCTGCGGGTGGCCATTGGTGGCTGTGCGCTTGTGATCTTGTGCAATGTGATGCGTAAAGGATGGAGGCTGTGTCATGAATGAAACAAAAAGAAAGAGCAAAACATCAACGCAGGTAAAGGCAAGGTATAACCAAAAGGTGTATGATACTATTTCCGTGCGTGTCCCCAAGGAAATGGCTTCCGCTTTTCGTGAGAAATGCGCTGCTGATGGCATTGCACAGGCACAGATTATCAAGCAGGCGATCGAGCAGTTCTTGCAGCAGTAACGGCGTTGCAGTACTGTTGCAGTACAGATTGGCAAAAAGCCCGCTGCTAAGCCAAATTTTACGCCTATAATCTTGTCACCTAGACCCAAAAGGACGGCTTTTTTAGCCGTCCTTTATTTCTTCATGTTCCCATTTTTGGCTTGGATAAGCCAAATTTTCGCTTTTACAAAAAACGAGAGAAAATAAAAAACTTTTGGCGTTGCAGTACTTATTGCAGTACTTGGTAATGCCAGGTATAAAAAAGCCGGGCAGTTTTGATCTGCTCGGTCAGGCCTGTGGGTTAGGTAGATTGAATTTGTGTCCGGTGCCTTGAAGAAATGCAAAACACCGGACGACGCAATCAGCATTTTAGAAGCTCTGCGCTTCTAGGTAAAAAAGTAGATGGCGGGCGGCAACCCGCCATGGGTGTGGGCTGCCCGGGTAGGTGGCTGCCCGAGCCGCAGAAAGGAAAATAACACAAGGAAGTAAAAATGAAAATAGGAGTACAAAATGTATAATGATAAGCCTATATGCAAGACGGCCACCCGCCTTACAAGCCTACTGTACCACGCTTTGCAGTAAAGTGCAATGAAAATCTGTTCAGGGGTGTTTCACTGTACCAAAAATGACCCTGTTGGCAGTGAAAGTGAAGGTTTTTGTTGACTGCCGGTGCCAGTGACCGACAATCCCTGCATAAATGGCGTGTTGCCAAAACAGAAAAAAGCCAATCGGGCGTCTTGCTCGGTTGGCTTTTTGCTTGCTTATTTTTCCACTTTAATCAAATCCTTGATTACTTCGCCGGCTAGGATCAGGCCCATCACGGAGGGCACAAAGGCCACGCTGCCGGGCGTGCTGCGGCGGCCGGGGTGATCCGGATCCTCCTGTCCGGCGCCGGCGGTGGGTATAGGCGGTTCCTGGGAGTAAACCACCTTTAGATGGTGAATGCCCCGCTTTTTCAGCTCCCGGCGCATGACCCGGGCCAGCGGATCCATTTTCGTTTTAGCCAGGTCCGCCACCTGAAAGCCGGTGGGGTCCAGTTTATTCCCGGCGCCCATGGCACAGATGATGGGCACGCCGGCGGCGTGGCAATGTGTCACCAGCGCCAGCTTGGCACTCATGGTGTCTACTGCGTCCACCACATAATCGTATTGGTTAAAGGGAAAATCCGCCGCCGTTTCCGGCAAAAAGAAGCAGTTGTGCTTGGTGATCTTGGCCGCCGGATTGATGTCTAAGATTCGGGCCTCCATGGCGTCCGTCTTGTACTGCCCCACGGTTTTGGTGGTGGCGATGATCTGGCGGTTGATGTTGGACACGGCCACTGTGTCGCTGTCGATCAGATCCAGGTGCCCCACGCCGGTACGGGCCAGCGCCTCGCACACATAGCCGCCTACGCCGCCAATGCCGAATACCGCTACCCGCGAGGCGGCCAGCCGCTCCAGAGCGCTGCTGCCCAAGAGTAATTCTGTTCTGGAAAATGCCTGTTCCAT